GGCGACGATGCCGTGACGCTGACGACTGTTGCAGAACAGATTCATCCAGCAGTCAACAGGCATGACGTAGGTGAATGGCTGATTCGGATGACGCAGAACATCGTGCGTCTTGAAGTAGCGCTTCGAGTGGAAGATCGGCGTGAGGTAGTTGCCGTTGACGAAGTAGAAGCGTGGACCCTTGTTGACGGTGACGTCTTGAAGTTCCGTACCAAGACCAGTCAAAGCATTCTGACTAGCAACACCGTTTGATCCTGCGTAATTATCGTTAACCGATGAGGTGTTTGCGGTGAAGATTGCCGCCGTATCAAGATCAGAGCAGTACGTCACGTCAACACCCGAATACACGGGGTTGTTGTAGGCGCTGTCCTGATAATTGACCAGAGTGTCGTTGCTGAGACGAAGCAGGCGACGGTAGTACTGAACACCCTCGCGAGAAGTCAAGATCATCTGGCGGTTCAGATTGTCACTCTCGAAGTACTGAGCGCGAGTCGCGGGAGCCTCGTACTTCAAACGCATGAACATGTTGTCAAACGCCGTGAAGAGGGGATGAATGGTAAGACTACTAACAGCAGCGTTACCAACTCCATACTCGCCTTGAGCGACGTAGTCAGTCTTAGTGACACTGGCAGCACCAAGATCGTTCTGCAAACTTGGGCTTGTTCCAAGACCAAGACCGCCGTTGTAGGCGTAGAGTTCGACGAGGTTGCTCCAGCGCTGATCGACAGTTGGGTCGAGACCCATGACCGTCGTAAAGCCCTGTGGACTAGTTCCACGACCACCAAGGAAACCGCCAAAGTTCTTGCCGCGAGCAGTGATGAAGGTTGGAAGAGAGTACGGAAGACGACCGCTCTCAACTTCCATTTGGCTGTTCGACGGTGGCGCCCACAGATCCTCCTCGAATCCGTTCGTCATGGAAGTCCACAGGCGCTGCTCCTTGATCTTCTTGAGGCGCTTGTAAGCAACCTTAGTCGATCCAGAAGTCTCACCAGTGTTCAACTCGACCTCGGCGTCAGTCCACGACATGTGGTCGATGGTGAAGCGCCACGGCGCCTTCACGGTGTCGGTCACCTGTGGGTTGCGCCAAGTGAAGACGTCGTTTGGCTGGTAGTGGTCGAAGGTGCGAGCGTCATCAAGCATGATGACGTCGCGAATCTCGGTTCCACCTTGGACAGTGACCTCAGAGGTCTTGTTCTTGAGCAGGCGGGAGAAGGCGTAGGTGTTCTTGACCGCCTCGTTGATCACCGCATCGGCACTAGTCAGGTACGTTGGACCTGTAGTTGCCATGAAATCGTTGAAAGTTTGAATTGAAGGCATGAAGCCATCCTTTATGGGTTAGCGTGAAAGTGCTTTACGAACGTCGTCTCGGTTTCCACCACTAAGAAGAATGTCGAGCGCTCGATCCTGTATGTCGACGGGTTTCGTCACTCGCGGAGGAGCATTTCCTACGGTCGGGCGAGCCGTGTTGCGTGGATCGGGCTTGCTCGGCATACCAACCTGCTGTTGGAAAGCCGCCCTGACGATCGCTTCTACGGAATCGAACTTAGAGGGATTCTCTCGTCCGATCTTTGCAGCGGCTTCAGAGATTGTCGTGTAGTTCGGGGCTTTAGCCCCGTACTCCGCAGCGATCTGCTGGTAAGCCAACTGCGATTCGTGTTTCACCTCGATCATGCGAGTCTGCTCTGCAAATTCTTTGCGGAGACGATCTTGCATGCTCTTTAGTGGTTTTGCGGCATCCTCTCCAAAGATCTCACTGAATTGAGAAAGCGGATCTGCATCTGCTTCGCCGTCTTCAGTGTTCAACGAACTCTTCGGAGATTCCGAAGAGTTGGTATCGGTCTTCTTCGAGTCTGCCACCTTTGCCCCAAAGGCGTCAACATCAGATTGTCGCTTAGCAGCCTTCAGACCCCACTCCTTCATCTTAGAAGGGTTGGACTTCATGCTGTCAATGACTTCTGAAGGTACTCCGTCACGCTGCAAAGCCTTCAGAGCGCGATCGAAGTCGGCATCTGGAGCAGACGTTTCTGGAGTATCGAATTCCCGCGTTGACTCGGGTTCGTCAATGCCAAGAAGACGGTCAAGAACCGCGTCCATATCAGAGTTGGAGTTGTCCGAAGTCGATTGAACGACTTTTTCGGCTTCCAACGCTGGAACTTCCGCAGTAACCGCTATCTCAACTGGTTTTGGTGTGATGGGTTCTGGCATTTCAGTCCTTCACATATCCGTGCCGCGCCATGATTTCGCGTTCATGCCGCTTTGACTCCACAATCGGTTTACCGCCTTGAGTTTTGCATCCAGATAGATTTCTGGGAAGGCATGCACTCACATACGGGTATTGAGACCTGTTAGTTGCGGGATCAACTTGAACTGAGTTGCTTGCAACTCGTGTAAGTTCTTTCCCGTCAAGGTTGATAATACAACCTATCGAAGGAACTTCCTTCATGGAATAGGTGAGTTCAACCAGTTTTCCATCTATATCTAAAAATTCGTAAATCATGCTCGGTTTGCCGCCGCCCTAAGACCGCCCATTGATCGTGCAGGGATCGGACTGGGTTCTCCCATTTCGTTGGTTCTCAGACTTGGTGACGATGAAGGCTCAGGAACAGGACCGCCCATCTGCGGACCACCCTGTTGGGGCTGATTCATGGAGGGGACATCGATCATGTCGGCGAGGTGGGGGACATTCAAGGCATCGCCTACGACCGACAGGAGTTCCTTCCACTTGACGTTCGGAAGCATCATCGCGCTTTGGGCAACGGTCGAAGTGATCTGGAGAAGGTCCATAGCGCGCTTCTGGACGAGCGCTTCGGACACGCGCTCCATGCTGTATGCGTCTACAGAGACCTCAAGATCCTCCCAGCCGCTGATTCGGACTCCGCCCGTGAAGATCGGGTCCGCCTCAAGCAGTTGTTCAACGCCCTCCTTGCCCAGCGGCAGGAAGATTCGGTCGTCATGCCACATGTACCAACATACAGATCGACCAAGATCGTCGATTGCCTCTTGGAACTGGCGCTTCAGGTGCGACATGCGCATGGTTGCGCTCGACTCTGCAACGGCTACTTCGGTGGCAGTGGCGCCGCCTCCGATGTTTCCGCGCATGGCGTCGTGGATACCCGAAACTCGATCAAGTCGGTCCTGAGCGATCTGGCTGTAGTTGACCTGCTGGGTGGTGATGCCACCAATCTCAAGGTTGACCACTCGCTCCTTGTCAAGGCTCTCGCTCAGCACGATGTAGTCGTGCGGCTTGTCCTTGATGTCCTGCGCCAACTTGTGGTTTCGCGAATCTACCATGACCAGACGCTTGTAAGCAGCCGCGCTGGAGCGCATGCTGACTAGGCATGCATTCAAGTCTGTGATCTGGCTCTGGATGGCGATTAGTGGTGATAGTGGATACGGGTCGTCTGGGACCGTATATACGCCAAACATCGTATACGGACCGCTTGCAGGACCAAAGAAGGGGATTGGCTTCCTGATGAAGCCCTCGAACTTGCCATTGATCCCACCGCTCTTGACGATGGTGTAGATGGTCCCGTTCACCATCGACTTGCCGAACAACTGGTCTACCAACTCGGCGATAGAGTCGTCGATTTCTGGAACCCAGATCTCGTAGACACCAAGTTCCTTTCGGTTCTCGATGTTTCGCCCCGTGTCGTCGCGGGAATCCTCAAGATCAGTGTTGTCGGCAATGCCGCTGATCGCGTCAGAGTCCCAACTGGGGTCATCAACAGACTTAGCAAGGAGATCTTCCTTGTCGATCGCGTAGCAGTGACCCATGTATCGAGCGTCCTCGATATCAGTTGCCGCTGGGTCAATGAAGAACCGCTCTGGGGAGATTCGATAGACGCGAGGAAGGTAAGGTTCCTTTCCGCCGATCGGTCGAACTTCTGGTCGAGGCTCGCTAACCGTCAGCGCGACTCCGTAGGAGAAGAGCATGTCGGTAGCAATGCGCTCAAGCGTCTTACGCAACTTGGTGATGCGCACCCAGCGGTTAATCGCAATCTGCATCCGACGTCCCAAGATGAGATCGATGATCGGATCGGCAAGTCGCACACGAAACTTTGGGTTGTCGTGGATGATTCGAGGAAGAACCAGAGAGACATACTCGTGAGAGAAGTTCTCTGGGTCATCGTTTGAAAAATCAGACCTGTCATCACGGTAAGCGGGTCCGTGATACTTCTCGATCATGGAACGCAGAGACGACAGGTGTGCATCGCGGAATTTCTCCGCGCTCTCTACCTCTCGACGAATATTTTCAAGTGAGGTATCGAGCATCGCGTTCCTTACTTCTTTCCGCCACCCTTGGCTCCGCCATTAGCGCCGCTCTTGCCACCGCCCTTTGCTCCGCCATTGCCACGACGTGAAGTTCCACTCATTTCTTGCTCCTGTTCTCCGTCACTGGTGCGACGGGTGTGATTGGGTCAGTAACCGAATTGACGTACATGCGAAGACGCTGTGCATCTTCGTCGTCAACCTTCTCTGAATCTCGCGAGTCGGTGAACTTAATGATCGCCTGAGTTCCAAAGAACGAAATCCGTTCAACTCGGTGGATTGGGATGTAAACCTGTTCAGAAATCCTGAGAAGCATGGTGTTTCCTACGGGCGCGCCGCATCTCGGTACGACGGAATTTCCGCGTACATGTAGTCAATGTCAATTGTTTGATCTGTTCGACCGCTACCAGAAGAAGCGGCAGAAGAACCAGTCTTATCTCTGGTTTCTACGCTATGCATCATGGTTGCAAAGTCTTCTGGAGCCTCAATAGTGGTGTTGGCTACTACAGAATGGTTTATGAAAAAGTCCACTTCAACACGCGAGCGAGTCTCATTTAGCCAAGTCCACTCTAAGCGCAAGGTGTTCCAATTACTTTTTGGAATAGTTGTCGTCAGTTCAAACAGAGGAGCGCCTGCCCACCAGATAGCGCATACCCAAAATGGTTCGTCGCCTCTATTGTGGAATCCAATTCCTTTATCAAACCTAGCGATTTTACCGTCGTAGAGAGTCTTCCCCGTATGCACAAGACCCATACCACAATACTGAACAACTTCTGCTCCAAGTGATGTGGTATTTGATTTGACCCTGCACTGAAATACGTTCATCTTTTTGATAGGACTATTAAAACTTACATAATTCCTATTGATTAAATTAGGGACAGTTTGGGCTAAATAAATTCCAGA